GCAGCGGTACCAGCCATCGCAACACCACCTGCCGCTATCGCAGGTGTTTTTAGATGGGGTCCTGTAGGCGAGGCAGTTCTAGTTTCTTCTGAGAATGATTTAGTAAATAGATTTGGTACACCAACCAATAATAATTACGAAACATTCTTTGTAGCAGCAGACTATCTTTCTTATGCAAATGCTCTTTACGTGGCTAGAGTAGATAACGGTGCAGTTAAAGCATCTGCATCAGATACATCAAGTGCAAATACACAACTACATACTTTCGGTGCGTTCGACGCTTTATATCCTGGAGAGTTAGGAAACTCTATTGACGTTGCTTACGTTAAGGGTTCAAGCTTCTCAAACGATGTACTAAGTGTTGGTGATATTACTGCTTCTCAATTAACTGGTAACACTCAAATTCAACAAACACTAAACTTTAATGATAGTGATGTTGATTTCGAAGTAGCACCTGCTAATAGAATCACATCAGGATTAATTGATGCTGGTGATATTCTTGTAATCGGAAACGATTCAGTAGGATACCAAGAGTTAGAAGTAAGTTCAATCACAGAAACAGCGAGAGACACACTAGGAGATGAAACTGCAAATACTTCATTAATCGTAGCATACGATTATAATATTGTATTCGGTTCATCTTGGAGATTAGCAGAATCTGACTTGAACAAACTTTCTATTGTAAGAAAGTGGAAATACTCAAGCTGGTTTGGTAAAGCACCTCAAACTGCTAACTATCACATCGCAGTAATCGACAATGATGGTACTATTTCTGGTGAAGCTGGAACAGCACTGGAACTTTATACCGATGTTTCAACTACGTCAACCGCTAAACTATCAGACGGAACAACAAATTACTACGTAGATGTAATCGACAATGGCTCTTCATGGGTTGCAGTCGCAAATACATCGCATTTCGAATCAGGCGCACAAGACAGTTCTTATGAAACTCTTGCAAATGGTACCGATGGTACATCAGAAACTGCAACAGCATTAGGACCTATCGCGGGTGGTTACGATTTATTCAAGAATGCAAACGAGATTGACGTCTCATTTGTTCTACAAGGTAAGGGTGACCAAGCCGGAACAGTTGCTAACTACATCATTTCTAACATCACAGATTACAGAAAAGATGCAGTCGCATTCTTATCACCTTCTAAGGCTGATGTCGTAGACGAAAACAAAACAAACGCAAAACTTAACAACGTCATTGCATATCGTAATAAGTTACAAAACTCTTCATACTGGTTTATGGATAGTGGATACAAATACAGATATGACAAGTACAATGATACCTACCGTTATGTTCCACTAAATGGTGACACTGCAGGTCTAGCTTCAAGAGTTGAACCTTTCGAATCACCAGCTGGTTTCCGTAAGGGTGTAATTAAGAATGTTGTAAAACTTGCTTTCAACCCTAACAAAACACAAAGAGACCAATTATACTCTTCAGATGTTAACCCTGTAATGAGTCAAGTAGGACAAGGAATTGTACTATTCGGTGATAAGACAGGTCTTGGTTTACCAAGTGCATTTGACAGAATCAATGTAAGAAGACTCTTTATTGCGGTTGAGAAAGCAATTGCTAATGCAGCACAATCTTTCTTATTCGAACTTAACGATGAATTCTCACAGACTCAGTTCAAAAATATCGTTGAACCTTTCTTAAGAGAAATTCAAGGTAGACGTGGTATTATCGACTTTAGAGTAATTTCTGATACAACAGTAAATACTCCTGAAATCGTTGATGCTGGTAAGTTTAGAGCAAATATCTTTATTAAACCTGCTAGAAGCATTAATGTTATTGAATTAACATTTGTTGCAACAAGAAGTGGTGTTGAATTTGAAGAAATTGTTGGCTCAATTGGTTAATAAATAATTAGTAAAATAGGAGAACTAACAAATGGCATTTAATATTAATGAGTTCAAATCCCAGCTAGTTGGTGGTGGTGCTCGACCTACGTTATTCCAATGTCAAATCTTAAACCCTGTTGCTCCTGAAGCCGACTTTAAAGTTCCTTTCATGGTAAGAGCTGCGGGTATACCCGGCTCTTCCTTAGGTTCTTTCACAGCACCATACTTTGGTCGTCAGGTCAAGTATGCAGGTGATAGGGTATTTGAAGATTGGACAGTGACTGTTATTAACGATGAAGATTTCATTGTTAGAAACGGTTTGGAAGCATGGTCAAATGCTATCAATACACATGATGGTAATTTACGCTCACTTCCATCTGATTACAAATCAAATGGTTTAATTACACAATATAGTAAAGACGGAGACGCAATTAGAACTTATGTGTTCGAAGGTATGTACCCAGTGACTATTGACCAAATCCAAATGGATTGGGGTACAACCGATACAATTGAAGAATTCTCAGTGACCTTCCAATATGACTTCTGGAGAGTCGAAGGTTCAACTGGAATTCCAACTACATAATAATAGGAATTTAAATAATGAAGATTTTTGGCTTCGAAATTAAGAGGCCTGAAGATGAGATAAAGAATGCTCCTATCTCATTTACAGAACCTCAAAATGATGATGGTGCGATTACCGTATCAGGTAACTCGCTAGGGG